AAGCTCCTGCCGTAGGTGCAGCCCTCTTACCGTATTCAGACGTAACTGGAAAATTCCACTTCCAATCTTGGCCTTGCTGTTGAACTAAAGGGATTTGATCTTTACCAACTAAAACATTCTGAAGCAGGGTCTTAGCTGTTCGTGGATCAATCTTTTTACCTTTCTGAGCCCCAAACTGAGGTATAACCCTTACGTCCAAGTGAGCACCAGTAGATGGAAATATGTCTTTACTTGGATCAACAATCCTACCCGCTGGAATTAAACCTGCCATTATCTTGTTTTCTTTTTATTCTAAAACTAAAAACCCCTGGTTTCCCAGGGGCGAACAGGAGATGTAGTTTAGACTCGAATTAAATCAGCGGCAAAAACCGAATCCCAATCAACTCTTTTAATTTGGCGTAACTGTTCGAGGTTACTGAATCTTTCACCGGAAAGTGACAGTTGTAAATCTTTAATTTCTCGAGCAGTCTTGAGACCAATTCCCTTAATATGGTCTGCAATCATCTGTGCAGTAGCACCGTTGATATTAAGACGTGTATCGGGAGGGAAGTTGCGTGGCTCTTCGTTAGCCGCCTTATCTTTTACCTGAAGAGTTTTTACTTTCTTTGTTGCAGGTTCGTCAGGCGAAAGTTCGGTTCTATAAGCGGTGTAAAGACGACCGTCCTGGTCTTCAACCATAAACCAATCGCCGTTATCCCATTCGCTAATGATTCGAACTCTCGCACCTGTTTTACAGTGACGATGTAAGATTTCTTCAGAAAGAATTGACATGGGACCAGAAAATATGTCTGGTCCCAGTTTAGCCTAATCAGCTAACAGTGCGACCCAGGAGGTAATCTTCGATGTCCTCGTAGCCAGGGGCTTCATCAGGTTGGATGTAGCACACTTCAACAACGAAGTAGCCAGTGCGACCGGCGTTCTTGTCATCAGAAGAAATGTACCAACCACCAGAAGTGACGGTACCAGTGGCAGTATCACGGGACAGCACTTTATAAGTTGCTGCACCAGTGAGCTGCTTGTAGACGTTGCCAGCGTTAACACCAGCAGCACCAGTAGCAGTCAGAGCAGGAACTGCGCTAACAGAAGCCGAACCACCGGCAAAGAAGATTTCACCAGCTTGACTACCCGCAACAGTAGAAGTCAGGTTAGCTTGTGAAACAGCTTCACCGACGCCACCGCTGGAGGTCAGGCCAGTAGCAAAGGTCATGGTGTTACCAGTGGCAGCATAGATGCCAGAAGCAACACGACCGTCACCCCAACCGGAGGCAACCGAAATGGTAGCGCGATAAACGTAAACGGGAAGAGTGGAAGAACCGCTAATCACCATTCCAGTGATATCGGTACGGGTGTCATCGTTCCTGTAAGGGGAGGGAACAATAACATTACCGGAAGCAATGGCGCCATCACCAGAGGTGTTGGTAACGGCAACATAACCACGCTGTTGGAAATAACGATAGCCAGGGATAGCCAGCACCGAAGTGGGGCCACCTTTCGAACCATCATTGCTACCGCTGCCATCGGTATCAATGTTCTTGTACCAACCGTTCAGCGGTTCTGCCCAGTTGCCGGGGAAGATTTTTTTAGACGAGAGATAGGTCATTTATTTCTCCGTATGGTTTATTTATGTTTACTTATCAAACAGTGCCGTCGTCAGAAACGAAGCTGTAGGCAGTAGTGATGAAGTCTTTGTTAAGAACTTCGAAGCCAGCATACAGTTGCCAGATCAGAATAATAAAGCGACTGAAGTCGTCGTTATTGTTGATCAGCACCTGAGCGTTAGGACCACCAATGCCAACACCAACGGCCTGGGGACCGAAGAAGAAACCTTGAGCAACTTCCTGGGCGCTGTAAGAAGCGATATCAGTGAAAGAAGCTTGAATGGTTTTGCTGGGGAAGTTGGTCGACTCGAAAAACTTCACGCCTTCAAACTGGACGCCAGTCGGCATGACGGGTTCACCAGCCAGGAAGTAGGCCTGACCAGCCTGCGGACCCATATAGAAGCTGGCATTGTTAGGCATCATGGGGTTGCCCATGTACATGCCTTGACCAGGGTTACCGGCGTAACGAGCGATCTCACGGAAGTCAGGATCACGACGCAGATGCATCATGAAAGTAGGATCGCAGATGCAACGATACAGACCATCAGTAAAGGTCGGAACGTTACGCTTACGCATATCCTTAACAACAGTCAGCAGGTCGGTACGAACCGAAAACTGTTGAATATCTGCAGTGTATTGAGCGGCGGTGTAAGCGATTTGACCAGAAGAGTTTTTGGTCTTACCACCAGGGAAGTAGTAACCACCTTGGCTGGTAGAAGCAGCGCCATTAGCTTCGGCTTTGGCAAGTTCGTCAATGAAGACGCGGTCACGCCAACGGCGATAGTCGTCAAGCAGAGTCAGGCTGCCGATCGACTGGTGGAACATATTCAGGTTGCCAGTATCCAGCAGCAGGCGCTGGGCGGTAACCAGAGTTTCACGAGCAATCTTAAAGGTAGAAGGCTGGGTCGGGTCGCCCGGATCAGCGGGGCCAGTGTATTCCTTAAGCACCACCAGGACTTTCTCCTTGGTGATGTTACGGCTGTTAGCAGTACCAATAGTCTGGTCAGCAATGCGCTCACGGCTGTCCTTAGTACCAGGGGTACCCCAGAACTTATAGCGATCGAGCTGAACGGTTTGACCAGGTTGACGAGTGAAGTCGTGAACAACAACAGGCTCTACGGCCATTTCGCAGATGTATGCCGGGTGGGGGCGATACAGTTCTGCACCCAAAATCTTGGGGAAATCGGTATCAAGAAACACTTTAGTTTATCCTCCAGTACGCAGGACTTTGTCGGGTGAAAGATTCAGACAAGAAATGTCTTATCTAAAACAAATTTTAGCAGTTGATAATTTATCAACTAATGTAACGCAAGGTAGGGGTACTTGCGCGTGCCATAGGTGTATTACTAGAGCCCGCAAGTTCGGGATCAGTAATTACATTTTGCTGGAAACCAGGGATTCCCATTGCTCCGGGAATTGCACCAGCAGCAACACCGCCTAGACCGGCAAGTGCAGCGGAACCGGGGACAAGACCGGCAGCCAGAGCTTTACCTGTTCCACGAATAAATTGTTCTTCCTGTGGAATTTCTAAATTCGCTGATCTAGAAAGAGTGCTTTCAATGGCTTTTTGCGCCATAGATTTGGGAAGTCCTTCAGCACGTTGGCGTGTTTCCATTTGAACGGCTTTATGAAGAAGTCCCAAATCGGCTTCTTGTTTAGCAGAAAGAGCTTCTCTGTAAATATCCGGAGCATACTTACCGGCTAATTTGCGAGCAGCAACTAAACCACCGGCAGCACCAGCGCCACCAGCAAGTCCGGCAAGTACGGACGAACCTGGGTCTTCGCCTTGAGAAGCGGCATACCCCGCAGCAGCTAAGCCGCCAGCAAGAGGTACGCCGTATTTAAGGAGTGGACGCATGGCCTCACTCCATCACAAACAGTTTGTTAGCCAGGACTTGAGGCTGAGCTTGGTTGATGACGCGCCAGGCATTCTGGGGATCGCGTGCCATCACTTCGTTAAAGGTGCCCCAGAAATTCTCAGGTTGCTGAGGAGTGGCGGCAGTAGGGGGAGCAGGGAGTTGTCCGTATTGGGGATTAACGGGTTCCGTGCGGTAACCAGGAGTTTCCAATTGCTGTTCGTTTTCGTAAACGGGATAGGGACCTTCGGGACCGAAGAACTTCAGCGTGTAATCGCTGAGAACATCGGGGTTGGTCAGAATTTCGTTATAAGCCAGGTTCTCTTGATGCTCGTTGACTGCGAACTGAGCGTATCCCTGGATCGTCTCACTTGCGCGGCTTCCCCACGCGACGGCGCTGTCCAGCATTTGCTCCAGGTTCAGAGCGTAGTTGTTCAGAATTGCCGGTGCTTCGACCCCGAACGCGTCCATCACCTGACGGCTTTCCTGGCTCATTCCCACCAAGTCGGCTACCTGCTCCAAGGACGGAGCTGAGGAGGTTTGGGAAGAGTTGGGCGAGTAAGCCTGGTTGGGCGACCATGTCTGCGGAGCCGATTGTTGCGTAACTTGGCTGCTGACCTGACCGTAATTCGCCGGGGTAAACTGAGTCGTCGGCGCGGAGGACTGACCCTGGAACGGGGATTGAACTGGTGCGCTCAGTAGATTCACCACCTTGTTGAACGCCGATTCCCACGGGTTGCCCTGGGCTTCCGCCGGTTGGGATTGGGGGGCGTACTGAGTAGGGGCGGATTGGTAGCTGGGGCTCGCCTGGGGTACCGCTTGGGGGTAACTCGTACCCACCTGATACGCTTGAGGCGCCACCTGGTAGCTGACCTGTTGGTTGGACGGAGCCGGAGTCACGTAACTGCTGGGAGCTACGGCCACTGGTGCTTGGCTCGTCTGTGGGATCGATTGGACGGTAGCGTCCTGCATAACTCATCTCCTTTTGTAAAGCTTCGAGAGTTCGATACAGATAAGGGGTTAAATCCAGTCTTGGATCCGCAGCCATCGGTAAGTCCGGTGATTGCGGGTGAGGGGTCTGCATCATGCCTCCCACCAAGCGAGCGAATGAAGAATATGCATTCTGCAATTCACCCACCATCCTGAACGGGAACCCAGATAACATCTCGGCCCGCTCCTCATCCGTTTTTGACGGGAAGAGGTATTTCAGTGCTTCAATGCTATCAACACCTAATTCTTGTAAGTTGCGTACCACGATGGAGTTGTTAAGGATGTCCTGAGTGGAATCCTCGTAAACGGGACCAAGCCAACGCCACTGAATCGTGATGTCACCATCGGGAATAAGGCCCAACACTCCTGGTGGAATTTGTTGGGTCTTAACGCAAGCCATCATCAGACGTTTGATTTGTTCATCAAACCCACTAAGGGCGGCTCGATATAGCTGCACTTCATCTGATGACGCGTCATCGGGTGGCTCGATGGGTTTTTCAAGTCCTGCAGCGGCAGCAAGTGTTTCCTTAAATAAACGCTCTTCCTGGAAAATGATTAACTCAAGGCAACGGCAAATACCGTACGTATAAACGGCAGTTGCTTTTTTCTTTGATGTAGCAGCTACGCGACCAAATAACGATTTGTATTCCGTTGCTGTGACACCAGCAGAAATTGAAAGCTCGTCAACACCACCCAGGGCGGTACGTATCTCTTCTCGATACTGGCGAGCAAATGCGTTTTGATCTCCAGTAATGGCATCTGGAACGATATAACCAACTCGATCGTTTGGTTCCAGGTTTGCAATAATGCGTGGAACCCTGATCTGACCATCAACACCTCGACTGATGGGATCAGATTTAAAGGTTGACCGACTCAATGCGGAGCCACTAGCAAAGCCTGAGTTGGCTGCAATGGAAGGACGCTGGACGACACCATCCCCACCTGACTCAATCAGATCAGTCTTGGGACGGGAAGAAAGAAGAGTTGGGTTGCCAAAAAATTGAACGTTTTTCCGCATCGTGCGGATCATTTCATCGTGCGTAACAATGTGATTGGCAAGAGCATCAAACTCACCAATACCTTCTGTAGAGAAGCCTTTAGGATTGTTAAAGATTTCTACACAGGGAATAAACCCGAGGGTATTTCTATAGGTCTTTGTTTTACCAGGGGCAATCTCACCTTCAGAATGGGTTTCTTCAATGGATTTTCTTTTGATTGACAATCGAATATATCGTTTAGTGCCTTGGCCGCCTAACGTTTCAAGACCAGAGACTGAAGACTGATTAATGTCTTGATTAAAACCAAAACCATTTTTGACTTTATAGCTGTATATGATGACGACCTCATCAAGCTCTCCGTCAATGTTGTAATAGGAACGATACTCGTGTTTACGAAAGAAGTAAAGACGGTAATTATTTTGAGTAGGCCGAATATAAAACAATCCCTGGCCGTCGCACAAAAAGTAGTCCCAAATTGAATCGAGATGA